TGTTTTTCCCCCCGTCAGCCGACTTTTTGATGCTTTCAATATCCATATCCTTGAAAGATTTGATAGTTTTGTTTGCTTCATCAAGCTGTGCCTGCAAAGCCTTGTACTCCTCCTCGGAATAGGTCTTTGCCTCGGTTGCTTTTTCCTGTTTTGAAATTTCCTTTTCGTTATCCATGATTTTCCTCCTACCTGTTTTTGAGAATTATATATTCTTCCCTCTGCCAGTCTTCTGCCGAAAGGTCATCGGGAGAGGGCTGCCACAAGCCTGCGGGTATGCCGCCCACATATTTGTTGAACGTAAAAACATTACCTGCCCTGACAGCCCTGATATTTTCATTGTGTTTCCAGTGAGGACGGTAAACCGCCTCACCCATGCACATACGAAACAATGCAAAAGTCCATGTCATTTTTTCACCTCTCCAAAAAAATCGGATATAAAAATAAGGCTTAAAAAGCCTTTTAAACGCTGTTAAAACTACTTTTCAAGGGTTACTGAAAATACCTCTTTTGCGTTGTACATCGCAACCCAAGCCTCGCCCTTTTTGATGATAATAAATCCCTCATAAAAATCGTAGTCGTCCCAGTCACCCTCATCAATCGTAATCGAGCCTGCATTGATGAAGGAAATTTTTATCCTCTTGTACATAAAAATTCTCCTTAAAGTTCAATATTTTCCTGCTCCGCCCTGACTTCGAGTGCGTAAATGTAATCGTCCATAGCCCTTAACTGGTCTTTGAGAACCCTGACTTCGCAGTTCGGAAGAATGTCAAGAGTGCCTGCATCATATTTGACAAGGGTATTTCTGAGCTTTTCATACCTGATTTTCGCCTGCAAATACTCGGCTATAAACCTGTCTTTATAGTGTCCTGACTGCATGAGCCTGACTGTTTCTTCGAGTTTCATTTTTCATACCCCTTTTCTGTATCTGTGCATTTTTCCATAGTGCTTCCTTGCGATAACCGATTTGACATAAATCCAGTAATCAGGCACACAATACCTGAAAAAGCCTATTTTCGTTGCATATTCTTCGTACATAACTTCGCCTTCTTTCAGTTTCTGACAGTTAAATTCTCCCACTTCTTGTAACAGTCAATGTATGTTTCGTTTCTGTCACCGTTGTGGGTTATCTCATAGTACATTCCGTCACTCAGCACAGTTGAAACAAGTGCTTTCCAGTTTTGAAGAGCCTTGCACTGCCACACGATATAAACGTCATCAGTGCCAATAACTATATTGTCTGTTTTGTCAATATGTCTGTTGACATAATCCCTGACAGTTTCCTTACAAAGCTGTACAAATTCTATATCCGTCATTTTATCACTCCTAAAATAAATTTGAGCATAATTAAAACGCCCTTAAAAGAGCGTTTTAAAAATGATTTTCACCAATTAATTTATGAGTATCCGATTTTTGTCACCCATTACTTTTTTTACGTCAAATTTATATCTTTCAGGAAGATAATCCACATTATCTCTTATGCTGTCCTCCAGAAGCTTCTTCAATTCCAGAACATCGTCTTCAATTTCGCCAAACAAAGCTTTGTCAATAGCTATGTTTATATCCGCTGCTGCATTTTCAGGATGATATCCGAATTTTTCATGGTGAATTTTAGTCATCTTATAAATTTCTTCAAATATTTGATTCATACAAACACCTTTCTAAATCCTCAGCATATTTTCAAATTCTTCTAAAGCTTTAGGAAAAAATAATTTCATTCTTTCGTATTTCTGCCTGTCAAATTGTGCTTCAAACATATGAGCAAACGCTTCCTGACATATTGTTCTGTCACTCCAATAGTCTGAGCCGTCCTTATATTTGTCATGGTAAGAACAGCCTTTTATTGCACCGTATGACAAACCATTTATTATGTCTGATACACCATTGTCTGTTCTGAGGTTTTTTAATTGTTCAGAAACAGTTTTGAATAATTCTTTATAGGGCATTCCAGTTGCTCGATTTTTGAAATCAATAAAATCATCTTGCAACGCTTGGTAAAATGCCTTATTATTTACAGAAACATCATCTAAAGCGTTATCAATCAAGTGACCGTGTTCATGAAAGAATACAGTTCCTATTCCTTTTCCACCACCGTTTAATGCAAAATCCAATGTAAAATTCATATAAATTTTCTTGTTGTCAGGGTTGAAATAAGAATCTTCGCCATTTAAAGAAGTGTCAGCTATTGAATCATATCGGACATTATCCAAAAACAAATTCTGAACTTTCTCGCTGCCATTGTTAAAGCGGCTAACCAAAGCTTCTGCATATTTCGGAAATTTCTCTGCATATTGCTCGATATAGGTCTCATGAAATAATCTTGCATTCTCACTTAAAGGTCTGACAGGAAAATCAAATTTACCCGAAGAATTATTACCTGACTTTATTTTACCACTATTATTCGGATTTGTCAACGATTTCAGAGAAATATTATTTCCCGAATTATTTTTATTGTTATTTTTCGGGATAGCCGCCATGTGTGGCTGCGGCTGTGCCTTTCTGTTCGCCCATACTGCTTTCTGTGCTGTACTCCTGCCGAAACCGTTGACCCATGTTCTTGTGCCGTCAGGAAGGTTGCCTGTCGCACTGATGAAGTCGCTGAGGTTCTTCTCGGCTTGTTTCAGCTTTACGGACTGCTCCGTAAAAAAGGCTTTCATCTGATTGGCTGTCTGGTTGTCAGGAGCATTCTTCACTGCTGTGTCGGCAGCGGAAACGGCTCTTTTGCGTTCCCTGACCTTGCGTTCCAACGCCCTCTGCATCTGGTCTATCTCATACTCACTGTACATTTTGCCGTTATACTCAATATTCCTTGCATTCAAATCTTTCAATCTTTGATTTGAATAAGCCCTCGAACTGATTCCCTCAAAGAACGGAAACCAGTCATGACGGCAGTTCCACCCTCCGAAGCCGTCACCTGTTCCGTAGCCGATTTCTTTCAAGGAATAGACCCTTGCACCGTCAATCTTCCGCCCTGCGTTCTTCCCCGAAAGGCTTGCGAACTGCCCCTGCCATTCAGCGTGGGAAGGTCTTGCGCCTGCATGAGCCGTGATTTCCATGATGTCGCAGTCCATGTCATTTGCATTTATCTCCGAGATTTTCCTCACGGTCTGACCGACACCAGTCAGAACGCTTCGCCTTACAGCAACATCAAGCCTGTCCCTGTGACCTGACGGATAAAGAATCCATGAACCCTCATCAGCGGCAGACTTAACCGCCCGTCTGATTGCCGTTCCGTAGTCCATAGTTCCGCTTGTGACTTCCATATAAGCCAGATTACAGGCTTTTATGTAGGCTGTCTGAGATGTGTTTGCAGTCGTGAGTGTGAGGTTTGACAGGTCGCCCATGCACTTCTTATAGCCTGCATTGAGGGTCTGCAATGCCGCATCAGACATCTTCACAATCGTTTCAAGCCCTGCCGCCTTGTAACTTCTGTTATCGTTCCTGACTGACTGCACTCCTGCATCTTCAAAAAGTGTCCTGACCTGATTTCTTGTTGCATTCGTGCGTTTTGCGATTTCTTCGAGAATATCCTCATACAGCATACCCGACTGCTGAAGTTGTTTAGCCTGCCATGCCGTAGCCTCTGTGACCTTTCCTGTTTTCATCATGCGCTTAACCATGTCGTTGATTATCGCATTGTCGAGGTCATCATAAAGGGTAATCAACTGGTCGCAGAGGTGTTCATACTCAGACGGGGACAGCATTGTTGCCTCCGAATAAATCGCTTTCCACGGGCATAAGTTCCCTTGCCTTTGATTCGTCACAGGAGAAATACCACATCAGGAATTTTTCTTTTGACAGCAAGCCAGAAGTCACCATCTGCATACGGCGGTTGAACTCCTTGTCGGCATCTTCGAGGATTCCGTCCCCGAATGTACAGGTCAGCTTTACATCTGTATTCGACTTTCCTGCGTAATAATCTGAAAGGTATTTCATGCCGTAAACCGCAGTTTCAAGCGCAGGGCGGAGAGTTTCCTGTATTTCGTGTACACGGTCATAACTGCGCTGCTTTGAGGACTTTATCTCCTCGGCAGTTTTTTCAACATCTCCGATTTCTGAAAGGCAGCCATACGCAAGACCGCAGGAATTTTCGATTCTGCGGAGCATCTGATTGAAGGCATTGAAATATGAACTGTCACGGATTTCAGGCGAAAATGTGCTGAAAATAGGCTTGTCCGTGTTCGGATTTGTTTCATAAGTATGGAACATTCGCTCACGACCGACAGGCAGGACGGGCTTTCCGTCTTTCAGCTTGAAAAAGTCAATCGCTGCATCAATCGCTCTCTCAGAAGATTCAAGCTCCCAGAGGATTCTTTCCCACTGGTCATCAGCATTTTTTATTGTGTCAGCAGCGTCCGCAAAAACCGAAATTCCAAGTGGAGAATCCGTGTCTACCGTGTTCATGTCAGGAACTCTGAAAACCGAAAAAAGCGGCTGACTTACACCGTAAAAAGTCTTTTTCGGAAGAATATCAGACCATTCGGGAACTTCCGACAGACTGCATTCACTTCCTAAAATTGCAGGATTACTTGAACGGAAACAGCGGTTTTCAATCGTGTGTGTCTGATTCCTGACATCATAAGTGTGCATTTCAAGCCTTGTGTAACTGGTCTTGCCGATTGTCAAGTTTTCGGGACAAATCACACTTTCACAGAAATCATCACTGAAATTCACGGGTACATATTCATTCTGAAAAACTATGTCAATATGCGGAGAGCCGTTCCAGTAGGGCTTGAAAAGCATACCACCAAGCGCAAGTCCGTAATCCAGTTTTCTGCGCAGAACAGGGATAAACTTCTGAAACGCCTCATCAGTGAAAACATCATTCACGTTTGCAGAAAATTCTTTTAATGTCAGTCTTTTCAACTCTTTGGAAACCGCTGACGGTATGCGTAAAGGCTTCGTTCTGCCTTTCTGCCAGTTTGCTTTGTTGGTGTAAAGCCTGTCCCAGAAAAGCATTTTTTCCTGCATTTCTCCGCTGATTATGCATTTCACACCCATTGCAGCGGCTATCCGATTTACGTCTGTCAAAGTTTATCCTCCTCCCTCATTTCTTTCAGAGCACGGTACATCACGGTTCTGACAAAGTACCTCATGTCGTCCATAGCATGGTCATTTTCCTTGATAACAGTGTCCTTTTCGGCTTTTTCGTTCCAGCGGTAAAGCCCGAACTCCCTGATAATATCCTTACATTCAGGTGAAAAATGGAGGTAGCCGAGTTTCAGAAGTGACTGTACATCCCTGATTCCGTCAATAACCGAGTTGTCAGCTTTTCTGACCCTGAATTTTCTGTGACGGTGTATGCATTCAATAAAACTTGCGGCTGACGGGTCAACCACAACATAATTTACAAGGTCTGCATATTCGCCTGCAAGTTTTTCAAGCTCTTGATAATGCTCCTCATCGGTACGAGGAATGCTGTTTTTTCTGCCGTCATAGTAGCTTTCACGGATTCTGTAAGCGTGCCCGCTGTATGTCAAAACCCACAAGCCGATTGAAGTCGGGTTATGTGTTCCGTAGTCGATGCTTATGTAGTAGTCACCGT